GATTCTTCGGGTTGAATATAACATTCTTCATCAGGCACATCGCCCATGATTGGTGTTTCGTGATCGTTATCTTGTGCAGCAACAGTTTCAATATCTTTAAGTATTTTCATTAAATCTTTAACACCGCCTGCACCTGAGCCATTTAAGTTAACACTCATGTTTACATTATCTGGTTGTTCAACAGGATGACCTGCAGGCATCGGGCCGCCAATTACTTCAATACCTTCTTCGATATTATTTAATTTTGTTAGCATATCTTTGAAATTCATCATCTTACTCCTTAATTGGATCTGCTGGTCGTTTAGCAACAGGGCTTCGATGAGCTTTTTCTACTGTGCTATCTTTTACTTTTCGATATTCTTTAGCTAGTCCAGGTACGCTGTCTGCTAAAATTTCATCGTTGTAGCCTTTGATTTGTTCGCCTTGATGTTTTTCTTTGTTTAATTCTTGTAAGAAATTCATCTTATGTTTTTCACCAACTAAGTCACTATGATCACTGGGTGTTTGTATTGTACCTACAAGTGCTTTACCTGTACTGTGGTCGTGTTCGTGATTAATTGCGTGTTCTAGTTCTTCAGCCATATTTTTTACTTTAACACAATTAGAAGGCATACCTAAATGCGCAGCCACCATGTCGTGCACTTGAAGACTAGTTGCTGGATAATCTGTAGTAACATCAAAAATAGTCATATTAACATTTTTATGTTCAGGAAATTCTGCATGACGTTCTTGAATTGGAGTTCTTTTTCCTGCGCTAACACTAGTCACATGAAATTGTGCTAATGCTGCTTTAATTTGTGAGCTACAATCAGTTGGACAATCTCCGGCAATTTTTACCTTAAATTCGTATATCTTCTTGCTCTCGGTTAAGTATTCTTTGAATGATTTCATATTAGTATCCCAGTACTGTATTTATTTCATATTCTTTAATTTTTCCAACAAGCTATTGCGATCAGTGATAATAACTCCATCTCCCTGCAAAGTTACTCCATTGTCTTCGGTACTATTAGCATCGTTGTCTAATTTTTGTTTTTTTAGTTGAAGATCGATCATCTTTAACTTTTTATCAAGTTTTGCACTTTTGGCACTAATTGCGTGTCCTAACATACTGGCAGCTACTTCAAATAACCGTCCGCTATAACGTGCTTCTACGTTCATACCTAAATCCATTATATCTTCGTAGGCATCTTTGGCTTTCTGTGCAAGCTCGTCTAGTTCTGCATCTCCTGCATCACCCAGTCCATTAACTTGTGGAAGTGCGGCGCTGATTTTATCATATTCGCTTATGTTACGAATAAAAGGTTGAGCCATTTCGGCTTTCTTAGCTTCTTTTTCTTCCTGTTTAACAATCTTCTTGCTTTCAGGCAAATTGAGTAGTTCTTCAAGTTTTTTAGTCATACATTACTTATGCTTATACTTGACTGAATATATCATTTTCGTTAAGAATTCTAAACTTTATGCCTTGTTGTTTACACCATAAACTAGCAGCGGCCCATTTGGCTTGATTCTTAACAAATTGAGCTTGGTTGTATTTGTTCTTACCTACACGTTCTAATATAGTTTGACTAGCTGGTTTAATTTCAATTAGTTCAGTTAACATACGATTTTTTTTGTCAACGTATTGTATAAAAAAATCTGGTACGTAAACAGTTTGACGTTGTGTAAGCGGATCTCTATATGGTATTTGTATTGCTTCACTTGCCCATTTTACAATACTAGTATTGTTGTCACAAAAATTCATGAAAGTTAACTCCCAGCTTGACCTATATGTTGGAACTTTAGTACCAACATATTTTTCAGGGTGTTTCATTGAGAATTTGCCACGTGCAAACTTAGACATTTTTATACTAGAATGTTACGTGCATCGTATGCACTAGATGTAGGTTTGATTCTGTAACCTAAATAACTTGTACTCTCTCTATAAGCATTTAGAATCTGTGCCACAACTTGACTTAATTGAAGATCCGTTAATCCTTTTAATGTATCAAGTAATGTAAAGACGCTGACATTTTCTGATCTTGCTTGGTTTAATATAACAATAGCAACACTTTTTGCACTGGTGATATCAAACCCACGTTTCTGAAAAAATGCTACAGTTGCATCTATTTGGTCCGCTGGAAAGCTAACCGGTTTAATAAAGTATTTGTCAAAGAATGTTTTAGTACTAATTGCGCCTGATTGTTGTGTGGTCATATTAAGGTCCTAATGAAAAGTCTTCTGCACCTCCGCCGGATGCGTAGTAATCAGGAGAGTCAGTACTGCTCAAATTACCTTCAGAGTCTACTACCAATGTGCTGCCATCATCAAATGTTTGTATGCTACTGCCATCGTCAAATGTTTGTATATTAGATGTACTGTTTCCTGAGAAATCATTGCTAGGTACACTATCTGTAGCGGCTGTACTAGTTACATTACCGTCTGCATCGGTTACTAATGTACTGCCATCTTCGAATGTTTGTATACTACTACCATCGTCAAATGTTTGTAATCCAGGAGTGCCTGCTGTGTTTTCAACTTCACTAGTTGACTCTTGCGTAATCCCACTAGATGTTGCAGTAGTGCCAGTTGGGCTAGCATTGGATTCACTACCTGGGAATGATACATTAGATAATCCGCCAGTAATATTCCCGACTAGACCACTAGCAAGTGCCACAGCGCCACTTAATAAACCGCCTGTTAAAGTTGATATTCCAGGACCTGATCCATTTTGATAAGTGTTAATAGATGCCAATGCACTACCAATAATTCCGCCAGCTACTGCACTTGTCAATGCAGATTCGAAACTACTTCCGCCTGGTAAATCACCTTCTAGAGGACTACTAACATGATCGTAGTGTGTATCGCCAAATCCTTCTGGGTTGTCTTCTTCTACTTGTCCAGAACCGTATGCTACTGCTTCGTACGTAATTTTCATATCATTGTCGTGCGTACCATATTGTGAATAATCTAATTTGTTATGATTCCAACTTGCAATGATTGGATTAATTAATTTATAACTGACATATTCATGTCTAGCCATTTGGTATATTGTAATATAGTTAAAAAATGGTGTTGTACTTCCATTATCTAATCCGTAAGGTGCAGAAATATAATTTGCATTTTGTGTTGCGTTTCGGGTATAGGCTGCATATGACTCGGCACTTAATGGATCTGCGTAGTAATAATTGTAATAATTTTGCCACAACTGATTAATTAATCCCATATTATCGTCGTGAAATTTAATACCAACTTCGCCTGGTGTATGGCGAGTTTGCATTACTTTTTTTCTGTTATACTGATTTAGCATAACTGTATCGACTTTATAGGATGGCAAGTCTACACTTTTTACTAACATATTAATTTCTTGTCCTAAACTACCGACAAGATCTAAATTTATCAGTGCACTAGGATTGAGACTAAATGCAACATGAAATAAAAATTTATGTTTAGGAGCTAGCCTAAATTGATCCGAATTGAACAGGTGGTCAGCATGTTGCTGATCACGCAGAACTAATTTAGAGTGAGAACGTATGTTACTATTAGGAGTGAAGGCCATACTATTATTTATAGATTAAATAATATGCGTACATTATGACTAGTCATAAAAAAGCCTACTAAGTAGGCTTTCTTAATTATGAACCTAATGCGTTGTTGCTTGAACTGCCTGCAGGAACCATAACAGCAGTAGGTGATCCAATGTCGCCTCCAACTGTCTGAGCAGCGTTATCGTAACGAATAGTCAAATCAATCATAACTGGACCATTTTCTTTGTAGTCCAAGTTTTGCCAGTTTGTCTTTTCTAGATAGCAACCATAGATTTCCCAAGTTTCTAAACTATTAGGAGTATCTGAACCATTGCCACCGTCAAGCATTTCAATACGCAATGTAAATTTATAGTCACCTGCGCTAGCTGCTGAACTTTGTTCAAAGAAATCAAATTGTCTTTGATTTTGTTCGCCAACTAATTTAGATACTGCACCGGACACATCATCACGGAGTTTAATTGTAATATTTTCCCATGATGGTTTGCCAGCATAGTTAATTTTACTATTGTAAATATCTATTGCTTGATTAGCAAATGTTAAGTTAGGACGAGTAACGTCTTGAACTTGTTTAGTAAGTTCTGTTGTACTACCGCTAGCACCAAAGTTTTCAAAGCTAACTCTGAAACGGTATTTCAACTTGGGCATTAACATACCCTGTGAACCGGCACTTTGATCTGATGCTAGTGGTACTGTAAAATTAGATAATGCTGCGATTGCCATGTGTTTCTCCTATTATGCGCCGGCCAGGCCTTTGATTGCGCCTGTATTTTCTAGACGTAATGGAATATAAATGAATTCCACTGATTTAACTGGTTCAATTGCAATGTCAACATGCAACTCATTAGCATCAATTCTGCTAGGTGTGTTGTTTGACTTATCACATACTACAACGTAGTCATAAAGAGCACGTTCACCTGTTAATGTTAGTAGCAATGATTCAATTTGTTGTTTGATTTCATTACGTGTGATTGTATCGTTAGGTTCAAAAATGTATGGTTTAGCAATTACATTCAATTGATAACGTAAGTAAATTACCAAACGTGCAACATTGATACGATCTAATGAACTTGCAACTAGTTGACGTGTCTTTTGACCGTATGCAACTAAACCTGTACCTGCAATGTATGTAATTGGGTTTACATTAACTGCTGCTAGTGTGTCACGTTGACCTTGGTTCAATGCAACTGTTAAGTATTCGCCAGTTTTTGAATCAATATAACCAACACTGCTAGCATTAGTTACACCACCACGACGTACACCAGCTGGTGCAAACCATGGATAAGACACATTATCACTTAGTGCAATTGTACGCAACATAACATAACTAGGAGGAACAACAATGTCATTTCCTAATAAGTCAGTTGTTAGTGCCCATGGATAGTAAACTGATGTATACGGATCAGTTGTAACTAAACCTTGCCAGTTATCTTGTACTGCACCGTATGTGTTGTTACCCCAGTTACTTAAACTAGTTGCACTTGGATTTAGACTCTTTGGAGCATCTGCAACAATAAATGCTGATAAACCGTTATCATTATTCAAACCAACTAATGAACTTGTTGTTTCAATATATCCTGGGCAACTTAACAAGTTATAGATAACTGTATCAGGTTGACGAATATTTTGATTGCCTTGAATTGTTGCTTCCAATGCTTGTAAAACAACTTGACGTTGTGCATGTGAACCAAATCTTGCAACACCATTTGTATCGTTAGCAGCATCAGTTACCCAACGATCTGGGAAATATGCTGACATTGATTCGCCACCAGCATTTTGATTGTACCCATTTGCTGTGTTAATGAACCCAGACACATATTTCTTAACATTGAATGAGCTTCTACGAGTATTAAACAACAATGTTCCTGTTGGATATGCTGCATAAGAAGGAGCATCTGGATCTAAGAAATTGCTACTTAGCAAAGCTACAATAGTAGCAGGTGTACCACTAGAAGCACCTGAAGTTGACCAACGTGCATCAGCAAACACAATACCGTTGCCACTTGTATGATCGGTATTATTAACTAGTACCCAAACTTTTGTTAAGAAATTGTAAACATAAATTTGTGGATACATATCTAAATTGGACGTATTAATCCAAATATCACCATTGGCCAAATAGCTTCCTGTACTTTGTTGTGTAGGTTGTGTTGCGCTGATAATCGGACCATTGATGTCAGTTACTCCACTAGCACCATTTAATGTTTGATTATAGTTAGCATAACCAACCCATGCACTACCGTTGTTAATCATGATATCGACATCTGTTAGAGATGAATCATACCACAATGTACCATTTGCTGGAGTAGTTGTTGGCGCTGTTGCACTTGCTGCTGCAATACTTGTTGCAGAACTTGTCCATAGACTTGCTACATAAGTGTAGCTAGCGTTTGGATCTGCATAGAAATTAGTTGTGCCTACACCATTACTTAGTGGAGTAAAGATTTTTCCAATTGGTGTATTTGTGCCATCTGTAAAGTGAATGTCACCACCTTGTGTATGTGAAATATCTATTTGATTTGTACTTGTAACAACTGCATTGATTGGATATGTAGCTGAAGCAGTTAAGATAGCTGATGCTAAAGTTGCTGCATCAGCGGCACTACCTGCTGCTGTAAATGTAACACTGATTGTTGTTAAAGATGTGCTACCAGCTGTACTAATATTCATTGTAAATGTATTTGTACCAGATGTAAGTGTGCTAGTAGTAATTACTTTACTAATAATATTTAATGCACCTGAACTTAGTCTTTCATGAATCTTAAAGTTAGCTAGTTGAGGGCTTACTTCAGTTTCGTTGTACTTAACATAAACTGCACCAGCTGCAATATTGTAACCACCACCGACTGGATCTAATGTAGCTAATGCTGTTTGTCCATTAGGGAACAATTGTGTTGGCAATGTAACCCATGAACTTGATGCAGAGTTATATTCTTTTACAAACCAATTAGCACCTTGGTTAACGCTACTTGCTTTAACCCATACGCTACCAGTTGGTGCACCTTGTACTGTACTTGGATTTTGATAAATTCCATATGTAGGAATACTTGTATACGGTGCAATTGTAAATTGAGGTGCAGTCCATACTCCGCCGATACCTGAATTTGTTAAAGCATTATGTGTTAATCCGGCTGTAACTGTAACAGTAACTCCTGTTGAATAAATGTTCAGAATACCATTAAATGCTGCTGCTGTAATACCTAATCCAGTTAATGTACTATTGCCATTAATTGCAGTTGCCATTGATGCTTGTGTAGTACCTGCTGTAGTAATTGCAGTACCATTAATAGTAATAGTATCAGCACTACCAACTACGTATGGTGTACTTGTACCACTAGTTGCTGTTGGCCAGCTAGCTGCCCATGCACCTGTTCCAACTTGTACCCATGTACCAGCTGGAGTTGATGTTGCATATTTTTTCAACCACAATGTAATTAAAGTTGTAGTAGCAACAATAGCGTATTGACCAACTGCACCAATACTTGCTAAAGGTGCGCTACCTGATACTTGAGAAGCACTTGTAAGTACTAATGGTGTTTGACTAGTAAATGTTTGTCCGCCAGTCGATGTTGCTGGATTTGAGTTCCATTGGAAAACACCAAAGTTTGTATCTGTTGTATCGAACCAGTATGTTCCGTTTGCCGGAGCTCCTGTAGGAATAGTTGATGTCCCGATTAACTGGCTAGTATCTAAGTTAGCACGTACAACATAAGCACGATTACTAACTCCTAAGAAACTATAAGCAGCTTGTAAACCATATTCGTTTACTTCACTACCGTTAATTGGATTGTTGCTTGCATCAGTTTGGAAGTAAGGAATACCAAATGTGGCTCCTAAATCTGACTGACTTGTTAATAAGTAAGCTGTTCCAGCGTTTGCTGCTAATGTTCCAGGTGCAATACCGGTACCTGCTGAATTCATTTTGTTTGCTTGACTAGCAACAACGATTAGAGGTACAGATCCAGGTGCGCCCGGTGTGTAAAACGATTCGTCAACTACTGTTACGCTTACGCCTGGTGAATTTAATTGAGCCATTTTGTTATCTCCATGAATACATGTTCTGCTGTATGTATTTATGGAAAATTTCGTTTTTATGGCACTTACGATGTTTAGAAAAGGTTTCAAAAAGGCTTAAATAAAATATGAGACCTTTGTGTTCGTGCGGTTTACGCCCTGTAGCTATCAATTACTATAAAGAAGGTAAGCCTTTTTATAGGAGCCAGTGCGGTGCTTGTATGCGTGGAGTAAAGTCTCCCCGTTGGTTTACTAGCGGATATAAACTAAAGAATTCTTGCGATAAATGCGGGTTCAAAAGTCCACATAAAGAAGTATTCTCAGTATTTCATGTGGACGGAGATTTGAACAACTGCCGTCCTCAAAACTTAAAAAGTATCTGTGCTAATTGCGCTCGGGTTCTTCATAAAGAAGGGATTCGTTGGAAACAAGGCGATTTGATTCCTGACCTATAACTTTTAATACTTGGTTATATAAATCATCTAAAGTACCGTTGTTTTCGAGTACATGATCAAATTTTGTACCTACCCATGCAGTTTCTGAACTATGAATTCCAGCTTTTTCTAATTTAGCTTTACTTAGTGCCCATGAACTGTTACCGTCTGGGCCACGATTTACACTAATTGCGGCATTATACCATTTAGGTTCAGGGCCGCGAACAACACGAATAACTTTACCGCCAGCATTTTTAATACTTTTAATTTCATTAGGAAATCTGCAATCGCTGATAACAATATCATCTTTACTATTGCGTAGTTTGTTTTCTAAACTAGCAATCCAAATGTCGTCATGAAATCCTTTACGGCAAACTTCAGTTCCCCAGTATTGTAATACCCAGCGTGGAGTTAGATTAGGCATATCTAAACGTTCTGCCCACCAAGGATCGACTTCTTCTCGCCATTCTCGAGCACTTTTTGTTCTACCTTCTAGCATGGTACGATCCCACCCAAACACTTGTGCTACCGCATCTTTTAAGCTGTTGGCAAATGATTCTCTTCGGAATCCGTAAAAATTAGTAAGATAATCGGCAATAGTATCTTTGCCAGAACCAATAAACCCGCACACACCTATGATCATAGAACCCCCTGGATATCACATAGTATATAACAGTTTTGTTACAAGGTCAAGATTTTTTCAGTTCAAAATTATTTTTGACTACCAACAGCATATATTGGGAATCCGCCTGAAGTATACCCAACTGAAACTGCAACAGCCGTCGATGTCGTTGCTACAGCCAGCATAGAATTAGGAGTTGTATCACCATTCATTGGTGCAGGAGTAGTCCAATGTATTCCATCATTTGATATCGCATACACAGGATATGTATAACTGCCGACCGCAACAAATAAATTACTAGAACTTGCGTATGTAATACTAAAGATAGGCGCTACCGATGCACTACTATTCATAAGAGCCGGAGTAGTCCAAGTCACTCCGTCAGCAGATGTAGCATACAACGGATAATTATTGCTATCGTGCCCTACAGCTACAAATTTGCCAGCACCATATGCAACTGATGACATGTAGGCAACAGAATTACTGCCGTTCATAATTGCAGGAATACTCCAAGTCTCACCATCCGAAGACGTTGCGTATACAGGATAGTTACTACTGTTTCTCCCCACTGATACAAATAAATTATTACCAAAAGTTACAGATACCATATAAGCAACAGCACTGCTTCCACCCATTGGTACAGGTGAACTAGGAAGTGAACCTTGTTGGGCATATGATGCTACTGGAATCCCGGTAGTGCTGTATCCAACACTAACAAATAAATTGTTGTTATTTACTGTGATTCCTGTCATTATTGCCGGATACGCTGTTGGAGTAGGATTACCAAAATATGAAGGCGAGACCCATGTACCACCAGAATTTAATGTATATGTAAAAATTGCATTACTGCTGTTATCGTAACCTACCGCCACAAATTCCGATCCATTACCTACGACTGATGTCAGATAACCGATTGATGAACTAATGTTAGTAGATCCAGTCCAACTCGAACCATTATTACTAGAAACAGAATAAGTAGGATAGCTGTTAGAGTCCGCACCGACTGCTACAAATATATTATTACTGTAGGCAATTGCCATGGGTTCAAAACTATAACCTGATAAAGAAGAGGGCGTGGTGAATAAAAATTGAGAAACTTTGCCTTCGAAACCAAATGCTCTGGCAGTGGCACTTCCGAATGTATTAATCGTTGGCATTTTTAGAACTGAGCTTGTGTGGCAAGTACTGTATAAGCAGGTGTTGTTGCTGTTTTAATCACAGTATAGGTATATACATCAATACCATTGCTATTTCCTTTTATAGGAGCCACTCCTCCTTGCCAATATGTTGTCACATTAGTTGATGACCCATCAATTGTTAATGTTCCATTCATAAAATATGCTGTAGAACCTTGTGTTGTAAGAATAGATATAGTTGCAGCTTGTCCAACAGATAATGCAGAAGATAAAGTTGTTCCAGAACTAAAAGCTAAATTCTGTGTCCAGTTTGCTCCAGTAGATGTTGTATATAATTGTACAGCACCTGTATTAAAATATGTAGTTGGAGTAGAATTTATAGCACCTGCAATGACATTTACGGTTTCAGAAATGTTTGCTACATTAACAGCAAACGTGCTACTGGTACCACTTAATTTTGCAATACCATTAATTGTCGTTGTGCTTCCATATGTACTACCAATATTGATAGCAGTAGTAGATCCAGATACTCCGTTTGTGCCAATATTTACTGTTTTAGTATTGCTAGATGCTACTGCACCTGTAGCAATATTATGTGTACTAGCGGCTGTTCCTGTATAACCTTCTGTAATATTAGTTGCTGCACCGAATATATTACCAGTTAGTGCATTTGTATTGAATACACTTGCTGTCCCTGTACTACTAGTAGATATAGCAGGACTTGCTCCATTTAGATTCAAAGATGTAGCATTAGCTAATGTTATGGTTGCATTATTAATACTTGCTGTACCAGAACTTGCTCCAATACTTATAGATGTTGCCGCACCAAACAAATTACCAGTTAATGCATTTGTGTTGAATATACTTGCTGTACCAGTTGAACTAGTAACAACACTTGGATTAGTTCCGTTAACATTTAATGTTGTTGCATTGGCTAATGTTATGGTTGCATTATTAATACTTGCTGTACCAGAACTTGCTCCAATACTTACAGATGTAGCTGTACCAAATATATTACCAGTTAGTGCATTCGTGTTGAATACACTTGCTGTCCCTGTACTAGTTGTTGTAATACTGGGACTCGCTCCATTCATTGATAGTGATGTAGCATTTGGATATGCTATAGTAGAATTATTAACAGTAAATGTACCAGTACTTGCGCCGATACTTATTGTTGTACCTGAGCCGAACGCATTTACAGTAGTAGCCGCACCGAATATATTACCAGTTAGTGCATTTGTATTGAATACACTTGCAGTTCCAGTTGAGCTAGTAACAATGCTTGGATTAGTTCCATTAACATTCAATGCAGTAGCATTAGCTAATGTTATAGTAGGATTATTTGCAGTAAATGTACCAGTACTTGCGCCAATTGAAATACTAGTTGCGGCACCAAACGCATTTACACTAGTTGCTACCGTATTCCATAAATTTTGGGTTGTTTGCGATCCAATTACAGTTGGATTATTCAACGTAAATGTGCCCGAAGTCGAGCCAGCTGTTGTAATCCCTGAACCTAATGTTGTATTGTTTAATACATTGGATCCATTAATATAAAATGCTAACCCGCTACCACTTAGATTAAAATTATCAGTTGAATTCCAATATCCTGTGTTAGTTGATCCTGTGTTGCTGGCCGATGTCCAAGTTAAAGATTTAGTCGTGGTTCCTTCTAATGCTACTCCACCATTGTTAGCAGTTATATCAGTAGGCGATGCTACTGTGCCTAAAACCATTTGTTTATCTAAAACATTTACAGTTATAGAATTGATTGTTTCGGTATTTCCATTAACTGTTAAATTTCCAGATACAATTAAATTATTATTAACAGTTGTGTTGCCAGTATTTGCCGCTATGCTAACAGCAGTAGCTGCTCCAAATATATTTCCAGTTAGCGCATTTGTATTAAACACACTTGCAGTACCTGTACTGGTAGTAATAATACTTGGGCTAGCACCGTTGACATTTATTGTTGTTGTATTTGGTAAAGTAACTGTTGGATTATTAATAGTTATTGTGCCACTGCTTGCTCCAATACTAATTGCACTTCCAGCTCCAAATGCATTTATAGTTGTAGCAGTTGTATTAATTAAATTAAATGTAGTACTAGGAGATGTTATACTTGTAGTAATAGCAGGACTGGTTAAATTTACAGTTCCGTTAATTGTAGTAGTTCCGCTACCATTACCAATACTTAATGTAGTAGCAGCACCTGCAAAGTTAACAGTTGTAGCAGTTGTATTAATTAAATTAAATGTAGTGCTAGGGGTTGTTATACTTGTAGTAATAGCCGGACTAGTAGTTGCTAACGACCCACTAACAGTTGTTGTGCCACTACTATTACCTATGTTAAGTGTAGTAGCAGCACCTGCAAAGTTAACAGTTGTAGCAGTTGTATTAATTAAATTGAATGTAGTGCTAGGAGTTGTTATACTTGTAGTAATAGCAGGACTAGTAACACTTAACACATTTGTAGAACCATTATAAGTAATACCGGTGTTAACTCGAGCAGTACTAAATGTTCCACTGGTAATGGTAGTAAATGTAGGATATAAAACAGTATCTGTAGTGTCTGTACTAATAACAGCTAACCCTCCAGGCGACCAGCTTAACACTCCTGATCCATTACTTACTAGAGAATATCCACTAACTGCTGCGTCAGCATTTGGTAAAGTCCAAGTAATATTACTAGCTATTGTCGAAGGCGGAACAAATCCTACATAATTAGTCCCAGATGATGAAACAAATCGTAAACCACTAGATGGTCCTAATGTTACAATACCAGTATGACTAGTTGCATTATTAATAGTAGTTGTTCCTGTATTGGACCCAATACTTAATGCTGTTGCGCCTCCTGCAAAATTAATGGAAGTGGCAGTTGTATTAATTAAATTAAACGAAGTGCTAGCTGTTGTAATACTGCCGGCAACATTTGGATTTGTAAGGTTCAAAACATTAGTATTAGCATTATAAGTAATGCTGGTATTAACCTTAACTGATGTAAGTAATCCAGAACTTGAAGAAGAAAATGTCGGATACAACGAAGTATCAGTTGTGTCTGTAATGATAACCGGACCAGTTGCCGCCCAACTTAACGTGCCTGAGCCATTGCTTACTAATGCAAATCCACTAGTGGTTGCATCTACATTTGGTAATGTCCAAGTAACATTATTTGCTATCGATGAAGGAGTTTGAAAAGAAACATACTTCCCGCCTGGACCGACAAATCTTAAAGCACTAGATGTGCTAACTGACAACGGTGCAGTTAGTGTGGCAAAATTTCCTGCAAGATATGTATTAACACTAGTTAATGTTGTAGAATAACTGGCTGGACCATTTGGATCTGTAATAAAAAATAATGTAGATCCGTTGAGATTAGTTTCAAGGGGTAATTGTGATAATTTAACTGACATGTATTATCCAGTTATGAAATAGTATCCAGTACCGCCTGCCGTATTATCCATTAGTTCTTTATCTAATTTTTCAATTTCTTCTTTAGATTCAGATAACAATGCTGTTCCATTTAAGGTTATTGGACTTTGAGGACCTGCAATGCTAGCAAATTTACTTCTAGCTTGGCCAAGCATTTGTTTAGCTGTTGCTAATGTATAATCTCTTAGCCATTGTCTAGCATAGGGATCTTGTAATAACACCCAGTCAGGACGGAAATTATAACTTTGTACAAGAATTTGTTCGCCTTGTGCAAATGGGCGTTGTAAAATATTCAAAATATGTGTAGTGGGTTTCCATAGAAATTCAATATAACTACCGAACATACGTCCAACTAACTTTTGATAACCGGCAAATGCATCATACGTTGCTAAACCGCCCATCATACTACCCGACATTAGATAGGTATTTGTATAGGCCAAATTGAACGGTTCAAATAAAGTACCACCAGCACCGATGCCTGAACGGGAGCCAATAGCTCTACGAAACACTTGGCGTACTGCAATAACTTCATCTGGTAATCTATATTCGTTCTGATCCTGAATTAATTCTAAAAATAAGTAACTTTCTTCCACAGCGTTTGAGCTACGCTGACGATATTTTGCAAGAGCTTTATCTAACGCAGTTTCGTGGTGTTTAGGGTCAAGTTCAACGTCTACTATGCCATCTGCAAGCATGGTTTTAACATAGTCGAACACAGCATTGCGTTCTTCTGTTTGATTTGATTGGGTACTTGATGGTAGTGGATCAGCCATATATTTTACTCTCCTAGTATATTTAGCTGGCAACAGCTAACGATAAATATCATATGTCATATAATTCCTTATTTTTATCTAACAAATATACCAGTTGGTATTATGCAATTATTACCAATGCACAGGCTAGGATATCTGAC